ACACTGGAGCTCTTGCAAAACTAGGCGTCGGACTTACATCTGCACAGCTCAAGACAATGTCAATGGACGAAGTCACAGCTGCGCTTGCCAATACTTTCGGCGGACAAGCTGCCGTCCAAGCTGACACATTCGCCGGCAAGATGGCACGTCTTAAAGTAGCCTTCGATGAAGGTAAAGAGACAGTCGGTTCATTCGTACTTGACGCAATCACTCCGATGATTACTTTCGTCGTGGACAATGTCATTCCGCAACTCTCAATCTTGGCTGACACCATCGGAACGAATCTCAAGCCAGTCTTCGAATCGCTCTCGACTTACATGAACGAAACTCTGATCCCTACTTTCAAAGCCATCTGGTCATTCATCTCCGAATATGTAATCCCGACCGTGGGCTCAATTCTGACGCCAATCATTCAAGGGCTCTTCAGTGCATTCAGTAAAGTCTCGAACGCAATCAAATCCAACGAAGAAGATCTTGCGCCACTTCTTAAGCTCTTCAAACTTGTCGCCGGCTTCGTACGTGACAATCTTGCTCCGGTAATCGGAACGGTGCTCAAAGTTGCTCTCGAAAGCGTCGGATCGCTTCTCTCTGGACTCATCTCCGGCTTCTCTCGACTTGTCGGAATTATCGGAGACGTCATCGGCCAAGTTCGAGCATTCATCAATCTCGTCGCCAGCAATTCAGCCGTCAAGGGAATCGCGAACGTCGTCTCATCTGTCTTCGGTGGCTTCCGAGCTAATGGCGGATCAGTCTCGTCTGGTACTCCGTACGTCGTAGGCGAGCGCGGAGCCGAGCTCTTCGTCCCTAAATCGAACGGCATGATCGTCCCGAATAACGCTCTCGGTGGTGGCGGTACGACCATTAATCTCACAGTCAACGGAGCAATCGACGCAGAAGGCACAGCTCGCACAATCATCGATGTCTTGAATAGATCGTCAGCTCGCGGCACTCTTGGAGCTGGAAAGTTGACATTCGCATGACAGTCTTCAATCCAGAATGGCGCGTGACCATCGGGTCAAATATCTACACGAACGTCACTCTCTCGGGAATCACGATGACTTCGGGACGCACAGATATTTACAGCCAGCCGGTTGCTGGCTATTGCTCTCTTGTAATCATCAATCTCGACGAATCTCAATTCACCTTCGCAATCAATGACGGAATGACTCTTCAGCTCAAGGATTCGACTGGAACATACGTCCCAATCTTCGGCGGATCTATTACCGACATCGCCATCGAAGTGGCGTCTTCGGGTGACGCTGGAATAGCCACGACGGCCGCTCTGACGGCTCTAGGAGCTCTTTCCAGACTTCCGAAAGCTCTGACTGAAGGCGTACTTCCAAAAGAGCTCGATGGCCTTCAAATCGAAAGAATTCTCACGGATCTTCTTGTCAATACTTGGAACGAAGTACCGGCAGCTCTTACTTGGGACACTTACCCAGCGACCACTGAATGGCTCGACGCAGAAAACACTGGACTCGGAGAAATCGATTCGGGAATCTATGAGCTTCAAGCTCGCACAGCTGACGTCTCTGATATGTATTCGCTTGTCTCGGAGCTTGCCAATTCTGGCTTCGGCTACTTGTACGAAGACGCTGAAGGCCGAATCAATTACGCCGGAGCGGATCATCGACAGAATTACTTGGCGGCCAATGGATACACGACTATCTCGGCCAATCAAGCTCTCGCAGCTGGAATCCGTACGACGACGCAAGCCGGAGACGTACGCAACGACATCGCTCTGAAATATCGAGCCGGCACTGAATTCGCGACAGACGCTCAATCGATTCTCACTTATGGCAAACTCTCTCAAAGTATCACGACGACTCTTCACAATACAGTCGACGCAGAAGCACAGGCGCAGCGGTATCTGGATCTCCGTAAATTCCCACGCGCCAAGTTCGAATCAATAACATTCCCAATCACGTCGCCAGAGATCGATGATTCGACTCGAGACGCACTTCTGGGAATCTTCATGGGTCAGCCAATCAAGCTCACAGATCTTCCACTTAATATCTCCGGCGGACAGTTCGAAGGCTATGTCGAAGGCTGGACGTGGAACGTCTCTTACAACTCAATCACACTGACCATCAACGTGTCTCCAATCGAATTCTCGACTGTGGCCGTCTACTGGTCGCAGGTGAGTGCTTCCGAGACTTGGAACACTCTGTCCAATACACTTACATGGGAAAACGCAATAGGAGCGGTGGCATAAATGGCAACGACAACGAACTTCGGGTGGGAAACACCGGACGACACAGATCTGGTCAAAGACGGCGCGGCGGCTATGCGTACGCTGGGCAACTCTATCGACACGTCATTCGTCGATCTCAAGGGTGGCACTTCTGGCCAGATTCTTTCAAAGGCTTCGAACACGGATCTCGATTACACATGGGTCGACAATCAAGTCGGAGACATCACAGCAATCACGGCAACTTCGCCGATTACAGGCGGCGGAACTTCTGGCGACGTAACTATCGGAATTCTTGACGGAACTACTTCCAATAAAGGCGCAGTGCAGCTCTCAACTTCTACTTCTAGCACTTCGACTTCTCTAGCGGCTACCGCTTCAGCTGTAAAGTCGGCTTATGATCTAGCAGACGGAGCAATTCCAAAATCACTCATCGACGCAGCTGGCGATCTTATTGTGGGAACAGCGGCCGACACAGCTGGACGACTCGGAATCGGTACAGCTGGACAAGTGCTCAAAGTCAATTCTGGCGCAACTGCGCTCGAGTGGGGAGTCGCTGGATCATCTGGTGCGTTGACTTACATAAGCGGATCGAGCTTTACTTCAGCCGCCAGTGTGTCCCTAGATTCAGTTTTCACAAGCACTTATCAGAATTATCTTGTCATGCTTAATATTTCAAGCGGTACAGGTCAAATAACTATGAGATTCCGCGCCGGCGGAAGCGATAATACGGCGGCGAGTTATTCTTATTACACCCATTATATCGCTTTCGGCAGCTCTTGGTCTCCTGCGATTACTAATTTAGCGGATCAAACTTCGATGGGCTTTAACGTTCTCGATAACAGCAATTACAACATTCCATTCACAATTATGAATCCACAACTTGCACAAAAAACACAAGTCAATTCGCCGATGACTTCTTTCAACTACAACACGACCGGAAATTACACCGCATTAAATGCCGGTTTTTTCAATGCGACAACACAGTTCGACGGTATCAAATTCAGCGCTGGAACTAGCATGACTGGAACACTCAAAATCTACGGAATTGCGAATTCATAAGGAGAAATCATGACTATTAAACACTACATACACGACGCTCAAACTGGCGAGACACTGGAAATCGAACTTACAGCGAAAGAAATCGCAGATCGTGAAAAGGCTGAAGCGGCACGTCTGACAGAGAAACAAGCTGAAGAAGCGGCCAAAATTGCAGCCAAAGAAGCTCTTATGGCCAAGCTTGGACTTACCGAAGAAGAATTGAAGCTAGTTCTCTCATGACATATCCGAACGGCACAGCTGCGCTCGCTATCGAGATTGCTCTCGCGGAAGTGGGAACAATCGAAGAAGGCGACAATCTTACGAAGTACGGAAAATTCACAAAGGCCGATGGACTGCCGTGGTGCGGTTCATTCTGCAACTGGGTTCTGGCACAAGCTGGAGTCAAGGTGCATTCAGTCGTCTCGACAGCTGTGGGAGCTCATAAGTTCAAAGAGATCTCTCGATGGTCAGAGACTCCAATTCTTGGCGATCTTGCATTCATGGACTTTCCACATGACGGCGTCGATCGTATTAGCCACATCGGAATCGTGATCGGAATCAACAACAAAACAATCACGACAGTCGAAGGCAACACAAGCGGCTCTGGAGATCAGCGCAACGGCGGAATGGTCATGATCAAAGAGCGCACGATAGGCAAAGAAGTCGTCGGATTCGGTCGTCCAAAGTATGTCCCTTACAAAGGCGAATTTCCTGAAATTGCATTCGACATCGAGATTCCAAGCAAGAAGCCAATCATCGGAAAGAAGGCGAAGAAATGAAAGAAGCAAAGGCACTCGGAGCTTCATGGGCTCGGTCATTCATGGCCGCAGCTCTCGCGCTATACATGGCGGGCGAGACAGATCCAAAGACACTTGCGATGGCTGGCGTTGCCGCTGTCGCACCGGTGATCTTGAGATGGCTCAACCCTAACGACACAGCATTCGGGTCAAAGGGGAAGTGACTCGGACTCTACGGGCGGGAGCTCTAGCGACGGGTCTTTTGCTAGGGCTCTCGTCTTGTGGATACCAAGGCTGGACTCGCTATGAATGCCAAGAATATGAAAATTGGGAAAAGCCTGAATGTAACCCGCCGCAATGTAAAGCGCAGGGCGTATGTAAAGAAGACATATTTGGGGACATCGATGTCACGGAATGAAAAACGCTTATCCAATGAGCAGCTCAAAGCCCGACTCATCGTCTTCATCGGAGTCTGTCTTGCGCTGACTTTTGCCTTTTCCGTGGCGGGAATGCTGTACGCGTTGATCTTCGTGACTCAGCCACTAGGCGACCAAGCTCCCAATGATCGAGCATTTATCGAGCTTCTCTCGACTCTCACAATCTTCTTGACCGGAGCTCTTGGCTCTGTCTTGGCTTCAAACGGCCTGAAGGACAAGCCAAAACCCGACAGCGACACGCCCAAGTCATAGCGGGATTCTTGACATTCCAAACGGCTTCCGTCACCTTATAGTCAGGGAGCGAAACCAAGTAGCTCTCTAACGGGAGCAAATTATGTCAAGAACACTTGAAATCCAAGTCTTGATCTACATGATCATCGCTTGCACAATCTCACTCATGGTCGGATATGTAAAAGGCCATAAAGAAGGCGTCGAAATGGGTCGTCGTATGACTCATCGCTTATATCGCAATCTCAAGGATTCGGTGAAGTAAATGGCCGGATTCTTGGAAGGATACGAAGATGTCGCCGCACGAATTCAGCGACTCCACGCCACTCACCCTTCAAACCGAGTTGAGACAAGAATTGTCGAATTCTCAGCTCAACATGGCTACATATTGGTCGAATGCAGAATCTTCAAAGAATATGAAGATGAGAAGCCATCGGCTATCGACTTTGCATTTGGCAAGGTGGAGTCATATAGCCCGCAAATGAAAAAATGGTTTGTAGAAGATACGATCACAAGCAGCATTGGCAGGTGCGCCGGACTTTTGCTAGGTAGCGACAAGAGGCCTACTTTGCAAAATATGCAGCAAGTCGAAACCATGCCGGCGGCTTATGTCAATAAAGTCGAAGAAGATCCATGGTCAAAGCCATTCCGTGAAGAGGGCTTCACTTCAGCTGAAGAAGCTGTGGCACTTATCGAGAATCAACTTGGCGGCGAAATACAGGCAGAAGCTCCAATTTGCAACCATGGCCACATGATCCGCAAAGAAGGCACAAAGGCCAATGGTGACAAATACTTCGGCTATGTCTGCACGGAGAAGGCCAAGGATCGCCAATGCAAGCCTCTTTGGGCGAAGGTTGGATCTGACGGAAAGTGGGTCTTCTAATGGGATACATCGAGATCATAAGGCCTGACGGCTCAGGGCTATCAAATAAGAACTCACAAGAGCTTCAAGACACCAAATTCGACCGATGTGACAAGTGCGGTGAATGGAAAGACATCACCGGTGGTCGCATGATTGAGCAAGCCGGCGAATTCATCATGTGGTGGTGCTCCACTTGCTAATGCGACAAACCATCACAAGAGACGAAGAATGGCAATCACTAGCTTGTGCAATTCGTCGAATCTCTGAAATCAAGGGCAACCCTGATCATGGCTCACGGTACGACAAGAAGCTCTCTTGGTTCGATTATGTGGCACAAGTCGCGGAATCAATTGGAGCTGAAATTGCTGTGGCCAAATGGCTTGGAATCGAGAACTTTGATCCAAACGCTTCACGCTTCAAAGAGACGGCCGATGTGGGCTCACAATTTGAAGTCAAATGGACTCGATGGGAGTCAGGAGCGATGATCATTTACGACACCGATCGCAATCAAGACATCGCCATTCTATGCACAGGCAAGTCGCCCAATTATGTCATTCGTGGCTGGCTTCCAATTGCTATGGCAAAAGACAAGAAATGGCGCAGAAGCGATCAGCCTACATTTTGGGTCGATCAATACAACCTGCACCCAATGGAGAATCTACTAAGGAGCAATCATGGAAAAGCTGCGCTACCTGTGCAGGGTTGAAAAGAAGGTCAAGGATCATGGCGTCGTTATGGGTGAATATCTCTTAGGCGATGACAAGGTACTTGTGCAATGTCTAGGCTGTGGAGTCATGGGAATCATGGATCGGAGCGAAGCTAAATGACGGAAAAAACATTCAAAATTCAATGTCAAACCTGTGGCGGTATTGATTTATGTGACTTGAATGGCGTTTATATCAGCAAGCATGAATGCCAAATGTTAAACACGAATCAATTACTTCTGCGCATAGCAAAAGCATTGGAAGACTGTCATTGCGAAAGGTGTTGGAATCCCTGATGGCTCAATATGAATTCATGTGCTCAGTCTGCACACAAGTCACAATCGTCGAGCGAAAGATGACCGATGAGCTTCCACGCGATCCATATTGCGACAATTGCGTGATACCAATGAAGCGGGTTTATACATCGACTCCAATTCACTTCAAGGGCAAAGGGTGGGGCGGAGACAAATGAGCGACTATCAGCAAAAGATTCGAGATGTCATATTTCAAGCTGTGGAGCGGGAAATTCCAATCTTCGAAGCTGCAACACGAATCGAAGCAATCATCATGAAGGAGATCGACGGTGAGTAGTCCAAAGTTCGAAGGCATGGCGGAATGCACAATGTGTGAATCAGGCACATTTGAGCCGGTTGAAATCTTCTATTCAAAGACCGGATATGTGACCTATTGCAAACGCTGTTGGAAGGAGTTCGGTCATGACCCTGTGGAAAACCCTGTGGATAACACGCCGGAGTCACGCTCATAATTCTGTGGATAATCAAATGGATTTGACACCTGTGCTACCGTCCAGCTCTGCAAGCGAGCGGCTGAAGCCGTGTAGCTCGCTAAGGAGACTGGCGGTTGTGGGGATTCTATGCCTACTCGTAGGCTTGCAATCAACACAATATGCAACAGCTACAACAAAAGAAGATCTCTTTAAGCTCTATGCTCATTCAAGAATCATTGACTACAAGCAATTTCGATGTCTCTCATCGATTATCCATAAAGAATCAAGATGGAATCCAAATGCCGTAAATGGCTCACATCATGGACTTGGTCAAATGAGATCTGAGCATTACCGGACATTAGATCCATTCCGTCAAATAGACGCCACAATTGCCTACATCAAGAAGCGATATGGTTCGATGTGCAATGCGTGGAGATTCCATCAAAAGAAGGGCTATTACTAATGACGCTACATTCAGCGCGTAAGTCCAACTCAGCTCATTGGAAGAAGATACGCGAGCGCATTCTGCGCCGTGATCTGTGGGAATGCTATTGGTGCGGAGCTGACGCGAACACAGTCGATCACATCGTACCTGTGGCTAAGGGTGGGCAAGATGTAGATGAGAATCTTGTGGCTTCTTGTAAGAAATGCAACTATTCGAAGCAAGACAAAATGCCTGACGAATTCCAATTACAAAGGGCGGGTCTTTTTT